TTAGTTTAGCTGGTGCAGAAACTGGTTATGAAAGTTTTGTTTCAGGAATTGGAACTGGTAATACAACTTACTATGCAATTGAATTAAATTCAGCTGGTGAGTTTGAGGTAGGTATTGGTACAGTAACCGATGCTTCACCTGATACTTTATCAAGAACAACAATTATCTCATCATCAAATTCTGATAGTGCAGTAAACTTTTCTGCAGGTACTAAAAATGTTTTTTGTACACTACCAGCGAAGAGAGCTATGTCACCATCTATGACAGCTACAGGTTATGTTGTAACACATGCAACAACACTTGACGAAACTCAAACAGTTGCTTCAGGAGTATTAGCAGGACCAGTTACAGTAACTGGTACACAAACAATAACAGGAACGGTAGTAGTAGTTTAATGAGTAAAATAGAAGTAGATGCAATAGATAAACAAAGTGGTTCAACTTTAACATTAGGTGGATCAGGTACAGCTGTAACTTTAGCTAGTGGCGCTACTCAATCAGGTTTCGGTAGAGAAGGTTCTGTTGATTGGCAGACATCAATCAAAACATCAGATTTTACAGCTGTAAGTGGAGAAGGTTATTTTGTAAATACAACTTCTGGAGAGATCACGGTGACATTACCTGCTTCTCCTAGTGCAGGTGCAATCGTATCTATAAAAGATTATTTAAATACAGCAGACACAAATGCAATTACCATAGCAAGAAATGGTTCAAATATAGATGGTAGTACTTCTAATGTAGAAATGACTACAGAAGGACTTGCTGTTACTTTAGTTTATGCAGATGCAACACAAGGATGGGTAGTTGTTGAATCTGGAAAAAAAAGTGATTTAGTAGTTCCTCCAAAATTTGTAACAGCAACAGGTGGTACAATAACAACATCAGGTAATTTTAAAATTCATACTTTTACAGGTCCAGGTACTTTTACAGTATCTTGTGCAGGTAATCCTGGAGGTTCTACTTCAGTAGATTATTTAGTAGTAGCAGGTGGAGGAGCTGGTGGAGGTAGTGGAGGTTCTTCAAGATCAGGAGCTGGTGGTGGAGCTGGTGGTTATAGAGAATCTGGAGGAACAGCCTCTGGATGTTATACCGTATCTCCATTAGGTTCTTCTCCAAGTCCAGTCCCTGCTTTAGTAGTTCCAGCAACAGCCTATCCTATTACAGTAGGTGGAGGTGGAGCTTCAGGTGGACCTGAAACAAAAGGAGCTAATGGAGCTAATTCAATTTTTTCAACAATAACATCAACAGGTGGTGGAGCTGGTGGAGCAAGAGGTGGTGTTGAATGTGGATCAAGTGGTGGATCTGGAGGAGGCGGTGTAGCTAACTCTGGAGCAGGAACAGGAAATACACCTTCTGTAACTCCTCCTCAAGGACAAAGTGGAAGTAATCCAGCTGCAACTGCTGGAAACTGTGCATCAGGTGGTGGTGGTGGAGCAATAGGTGCGGGTGGTGCAGGTGCTAGTGCACCAAGTCACATTGGTGGAGCAGGTGGAGCAGGTGCAACAAGTTCAATTAATGCAACACCAACAGCAAGAGCTGGCGGTGGTGGAGCTGGTGGAGGTGGTGATGGTCCAAGTCCAGATACACCATATGCTGGTGGTGCTGGTGGTTCTGGCGGTGGTGGAGCTGGTGGTCAAACAGGATGTAATGGAGTTGCAGGCACAACTAACACTGGTGGTGGAGGTGGTGCTAGTGGAGGAAATCCTGGAGGATCCGGAGGATCTGGAGGTTCAGGTATAGTAATAATAAGGTATAAATTTCAATAATTATGACAAGTACAATTAAAGTAGACAATATTCAGGATCAAGACGGTAATAACATTATCAATGAAAATAGTAATACAATTACTATCGGTGCAAGTGGCGATACCGTTACTCTTGCATCAGGTGCATCGCAAACAGGTTTTGGTAGAACAGGAACTGTAGATTGGCAAACATCAATTAAAACATCTACAATTACAGCTGTTAATGGCGAAGGTTATTTTGTTAATACAACAGGTGGAGCTATAACTGCTAATTTACCAGCAGGTTCAGCTGGTGCTATTGTTGCTTTTAGAGATTATGCAAATACTTTTGACAATAATAATTTAACTATTTCATCAAATGGTTCAGAAAAAATTAATGGTGGAACTCTAGATCTTACAGTTTCAACAGAGGGTGAATCACTTACTTTAGTTTATGCGGATGCAACAAAAGGTTGGTTAGTTGTAAATGATGGAAATAATGATGCAGGAACTCAAGCGAGTTTTATTGTTGCAACAGGTGGAACAATAACAACTGATGGTAATTTTAAAGTTCATACATTTTCAGGACCTGGTACTTTTACAGTTTGTTCCGTAGGTAATGCTGCAGGTTCAACTGAAGTTTCATATTTAGTAGTAGCGGGTGGTGGAAGTGGCGGAGCTGCAAATAACAATAATAATGGTACAGGAGGTGGAGGTGCTGGAGGTTTTAGAGAAGGTAAAACTCCTCAATGCACTTATACAGCAAGTCCTTTAGCTTGTACTTCAGGTTCAAATAATGGTTTACCCGTTTCAGCTCAAGGTTATCCAATAACAGTTGGTGCTGGAGCATCTGCTCCACCCAGTCCTACCAATCCAGGAAGTGCTGGTTCTAATTCAATATTTTCAACAATTACATCTGCTGGTGGTGGTTTTGGTGGTGATGACCAAGATAGTGGAGGAAATGGTGGTTCAGGTGGTGGTTCCGGAGCTAATAATCCTGGTGGAACAGGAAATACACCTCCAGTAAGTCCCGCTCAAGGAAGTAATGGTGGTTCTGGTTTTGCGTGTAGTGGTCCATCATATGGAGGAGGTGGCGGTGGCGGTGCAACTGCAGTCGGAGGAAATGGTGCAGGTCCAGCAGCTGGTAATGGTGGAGCTGGAGCAACTTCTTCAATTAATGGAAGTCCAGCAGCTAGAGCAGGTGGTGGCGGAGGTGGTGCTTATAGTTCAGGAACAGCAGGTGATGGTGGTGCAGGCGGTGGTGGAGACGGTGCAAATGGTTCAGAAGCAGTAGGTAATGGATCAACTAATACAGGTGGAGGAGGCGGAGGAAGTAATGTACCCGCTAGCGGTTCTGGTGTATCTGGTGCTGGTGGATCTGGTATAGTAATAATAAGGTATAAATTTCAATAGGTAAATTATGAGTGAAGTAAAAGTAAATAAAATTAGTCCAAGAACAAATTGTGGTACAACCACATTAGGAGATAGTGGAGATACATTCACAATTCCTGCTGGTGTATCTATTTCAAATTCGGGTACAGCATCAGGTTTTGGTTCTACAGGTGAAGTATCTTGGGTAACAACAAAAAAAACAACAGGTTTTACAGTAACAGCAGGTGAAGGATATTTTTGTGATACTTCTAGTGGGGGTTTTACAGTAACTCTTCCTGCAGGAACTGCAGGAAATTCTTTTGCAGTAGCAGATTACACAAACACTTTTCAAACAGGTAATTTAACTATTGCAGCAAATGGTTCTCAAAAAATAGGTGGAGTAGCTGAAGATGCAGTATTAGTTACTGAAGGACAATCTGCATATTTTGTATATGTAGATGACACAGAAGGTTGGAAAAACGTTATTGATTCAACATCTAATATTGTAGGAGCACCACCTTATATTGTGGCAACAGGTGGGACAATCACCACTTGTGGTAATGACAAAATTCATACCTTTACAGGGCCTGGTACTTTTACAGTAACTAATGCTGCAGCTAATGCAGCAGATAATATAGTTTCACACGTCGTCGTTGCAGGTGGTGGTGGTGGAGCTCAATCAAGGGGTGGTGGCGGTGGAGCTGGAGGATATAGAGAAGTAGTAAGTCCAAGTTCACCTTATACAGGATCTCCATTAAATGGTTATCCAAGCGCTCCAAATAGAGTGACAGTCACAGCAACAGCTTTTCCAATTACAGTTGGAGGTGGTGGAGCAGGAGGTACTGATGCAGGACCATCATCTGACGGTATAGGAACTTCAGGATCAAGTTCAGTTTTTAGTACAGTCACTTCTGCTGGTGGTGGAGGTGGTGCTCCAGGTGATGCAAATAATCCATCTTATGGACCTGTACCAGCTCAAAGATTAGGTTTAAGTGGAGGATCTGGCGGAGGTGGTGGTTCAGGAAACTGTGGTGGTGGATTAGGTGGAGCAGGTAATACTCCTCCTGTTAGTCCAGCTCAAGGTTTTGCTGGCGGTGATGCAAGTAGTGGAAGTACAAAAAGTGCTGGTGGTGGTGGAGCAACTGTTAAAGGTACAGATGGTTCACCTGGAGGAAATGGATGTGGTGGAGCTGGAGCAACAAGTTCAATTAATGCAACACCAACTGCAAGAGCAGGTGGTGGTGGAGGTGGTCAAGGTGGAGGTCCATCTGCCGGACGTGCTGGTGGAGCAGGTGGTGGAGGTCCTGGTGGTGGTACAGGTAATGGTGATGCAGGAACAGTTAATACTGGCGGTGGTGGCGGTGGTGCAGGTAATCCTTCTGGACGAGATGGTGGTGCCGGCGGATCAGGAATTGTTATTATTAGGTACAGATTTCAGTAGTTGATTTAAAATTAAAAATAATATATAAGGAGAAACATTATGGCACATTTTGCAAAACTAGGATCAAACGGAAAAGTTATTCAAGTATTAACTTTGAATAATTCTGATATGTTAAACGCTGATGGTGTTGAAGATGAATCAGTAGGTCAACAATATTTAGAAACACATAATAATTGGCCTGCACAAATGTGGATTCAAACATCTTACAATACATCTAATGGAAAATATCGAAACCAAGATGGTACTGAAGGAGATATTTCAAAAGCATTTAGAGGAAATTATGCAGGTATAGGCTATACTTGGGATGAAGATGATCAAATTTTCTGGCCTAAAAAACCTTATGCATCTTGGGTAAAACATATTGAATCAGCTTCTTGGAAATCACCCATTGGTGATGCACCAGCATTGACAGCTGAACAAGAATCACAAAACACTCCAGCAGATGAAAATACACCTGCTACTCATTCTTGGTCTTACGTTTGGAATGAAGCTAATCAATCTTGGGACTTGACAGATAGCAAAGCATAAATTAAAAATGGTGGTGGTATGCAGAAGAAAGTATTAACAGAGCAAAGTCTATTCTATGGTGATATCGATATGCCAAAAGGTTTTGAGATAGACCAAGAAAAACTTACTAACGATATTTTACAATCATCATTTACTAATAAACAATTTCCATTTTCAAGAACTTGGGATATGTTAAATACTTATATGAGAGATTTTATCGGTCTCGATTATGGTATCAATTTAATTAATAAAGATTCTTGGGGTGACATTTATAAACCCGGTCAAGTATCTAAACCTTTATTAAATGTTGATCCAGTAGATCTTCGAAACTCTCCAGACTTTACAATGCTTTACGGAGTTAAAGTTGACAAGTGTTGGGTAAGAATACATTTTGATGATAATAGACGTAAGGGAAGAAGTTGGGACATAGAACTTAAAAAAAATATGTTCGTTATGTTTCCATCTACTAATATGTATATTGTATCAAATGATCAGAAAGATAGTTTGAATTTTGTTCAAACCATAACTTATGAATATATCTAAAAACTTTTTACAAAAAGAAGAATTTAATAAATTAAAAAATTTTATTATGGGTAATCATATGCCTTGGCATTTTGTTCCTAAAATAGTTAGTGGTAATGAAAAAGATTATCAATTTGAATTTTGTTTTATAATAGATGGTAAAATTAATTGCACTGAAGAAATGATAAATGTTTTAGATCCAATTTTAAAAAAATTAAAATTTAAAAAGTTAAATAAAATAAAAGCTAATTTATTAACAAAAGATATTGATATTACAGAACACGGAATGCATATAGATCAGCACGAAGGAAAAACAGGTATATTTTATATTAACAAATGTAATGGATATACTAAATTTAAAAATGGTAAAAAAGTTATAAGTGAAGAAAACAAATATGTAGAATTTGATTCTAGCTTAAAACATACAGGATCTTCTTGCACTGATGAAAAAAGGAGAGTTGTAATAAACTTTAATTATCAATGAATATATCTAATTACTATTGGTATTTTAGTGGTGTTCTAACACCAAAGTTTTGTGATGATGTTATAGCTTATGCTAATCAACAAGAAGAAACAATGGCTAGAACTGGTGGTTATGGAGATAAAAAATTATCTAAAGACGAAGTTAAAGATTTAAAAAGAAAAAGAAACTCTGATTTAGTATGGTTAAATGATACTTGGATATACAAAGAATTACACCCATACGTTCACGAAGCTAATAGACAAGCTGGTTGGAACTTTGAATGGGACAGATCAGAATCTTGTCAGTTTACAAAATATAAACACAACCAATACTATGATTGGCATTGTGATGGTTGGGATAAACCTTATGAAAAAGAAGGACCCGATCACGGTAAAATTCGAAAACTATCTATGACTTGTCAATTAACAGATGGTTCAGAATATAAAGGTGGTGAATTAGAATTTGATTTTAGAAACTACGATCCACATATGAGAGATGAAAGTCAACATTTAAGAAGAGCAAAAGAGATTTTACCAAAAGGATCTATTA